TGGATATGTTTACAGGCGTGTTTAAATGATTCCTGTTGACGCTCGAAAGAGTATCGGGCGTTTAAAAATATACTGTACGTTCCGTCTGGATTGGAAACTACCATTTCCGGGACGGATGATTTCAGGTCGATAATGTAAGTATAAATGTTGTCATCCATTTTCTTTTTGTTTGAGTGCTGCCAGTACGTTATAGGCGGTTTTAATGTCTTCGGGTGCGGATTTACGAGCAAGGTCAAGCAATGCCCTTATGTCTTTATTTTCAAATATCTCTTGTGCTATTTGTGCGGTTTCATCGTTTATATAATAACCGTCAAGTTGTCGGGATTTCTTTACATCATCCTGTTTTATCATTGGAACATCTAATCCCATAAGCCACGCCGGGTCAACATTCAAAACTTCCGCAATCTTCACAAGCCGTTTATCTTTTGGTTTAGAATATCCGCTCCTGTATTGACTTATTGTGGATTGCGAAATTCCTGTCCTTTCTGCTAATTCTATAGGTTTTAAGCCACTTTCAGAGAGTGCCTTTTCTAATCTGATTCTGAAACTTTCTATTATCTTTGTCATATCATAGCTCCTTTCTCCCCTTTCTAATTCAATAGTAACATATTAAAACCACTCTTTCAATATTCTAAAGATGCACTTTAAAAAAATTAAAATAAACGCTTGACATATCGCTTTCAAAATGTTAAAGTATCAGTGGTAAGGAAAACAGGCACAAATTGAGAGGGGGTGAACCATGAAAGAGAACGCAAAACTGCGAGGGCGTATCATTGAGAAATACGGCACACAGTCCAGATTTGCCGAGAGAATCGGCAAAACAGAGCAGACGGTGACCGCAAAACTAAACGGCAATTCTGGTTTTTCACAGGATGATATTGTCGAGTGGTCTAATGCATTGGAGATTGATGCGGACAGTGTAGGCAAATATTTTTTTGCTCATTTACTTTCAAAATGTTAAAGTTTTGGAAAGAGGTAAACCATGAAAGATTTAAAAGAGTGGCTTTATGCCGTATTTATTGCAATTATGATTAACGGTTATTGCAAGTTTGAATTGACAATTCCACAAAGATTATTGTTCTTGTGGTTCTTGTGGATCGTCAGCCTGTGTGTGATATATAAAGCGCAGGACTTGATTGACTGGATAAGATGCCATGAATAACAGACCGCCTTACGCAAGTTTTGATTCGCCGGCAAAGTTTACGGCAATACAAAGCATTATTGCAAAACGGCTTACAGAACATCCAAAAGCAGTTTGTGGGTATTCCGGTGGTTCGGACAGTGACATCATGTTACACCTGATAGAAACAACCAGACAGCTTTTTAATCTTCCGTCTGTTGAATATGAATTTTTCAATACAGGGTTAGAAATGAAAGCAATAAAAGACCATGTGAAAGACATGGAAAAGAAATACGGCGTAACAATAAAAGAAATAAGACCACAAAAAAGTATTGTTACGGCCTGTAAGCAGTACGGAATCCCATTTATTTCCAAAACAATCTCGCAAGGGCTTGATGCATGGCAACGTAAAAATGTACCGCTTTCAATAATTGATGAATTTGAAACGGCAGAAGATAAGCAGAAAAAACTTGCGGAACTTGTGGAGCGTTATCCAAAAAGCAAAAAGGCAATTGTTTTTCTTTGCTCATGTGACAAAGATGGAAATCCGATAAATTCACAGACGGTTATATCATCATCAAAATATCTTAGCGATTTCATAGGGGCGTTTCCACCTGATTTTAAAATATCAAGACTGTGTTGCGATATTTGCAAGAAACAACCTGCTCATGATAATCAAAAAGATTTCGAGATGGTCATAACAGGAGAAAGGAGAGCAGAAGGGGGGGGAAGATCCGCACAGGATTTAGGATGTTTTAGCGAAAAAGATGGGAAATTCCGTTTACGTCCTTTGTACTACGTCAGCGACAAAGATAAACAATGGTACAAAGAAACGTACAACATTAAGTATTCAGATGCTTATGAGGTGTATGGACTAAAGCGCACGGGTTGTTGTGGTTGCTCAATATCTTGCAGGGCGGTTGAAGATTTGGAGCTAATTGGAAAATACGAGCCAAACCTTAAAAAAGCCGCTTGGTCAGTATTCGGGAAATCCTACGAATATCGTAGGAAATACAACGAATATAAAGCAATGAGGAGAGAAGAAGAAAAGAACATCAAAGGACAAATAAGCATTTTTGATATTTTGGAAGGTGAGCAAAGTGAATGAACGCATAACGGTAGAAGATGTGATTTTATTAGGCAAATTCTTGAAAGACATTCCACCGGATAAAAAAATCAGGATTGGAACAAAAGACGGTTCCGGTTTTATATACGCCGGGACAAAGGAAAATTTTTGTTACAAGGAAGTTTGGAAAGACATGCAGGCGGTCTATGCTGAAAAGATTTATCAAGGAATGGTCACATTCACGAAAACCCATGAAAAGACCGGGACATTTGAAAGAATCCTCGATGATTATTACAAAATGAAATGGTTACCGGAACGAAAAGTGATAGACCATTACTCCGGGCAGTTTGAACCAGATGCGGAAGTGATTATCATTGAAGGTTCCGAAAAACTGTTTGATTATCTGCCGGAAAAGCGGTTGTATTTCAAAGATTTTGAAGGAAACGCCGTTAATAATCTCTATATCGGGATCTACAAGGGCGTTTATGAAGAATTGATTTCCGCATACATGACGCTTAAATCTTCCAAAAGCTACGAGCTGAAAGCAAAGGCAAGAGCAAACGCAAGGCACCTTGCAAACTGGATTCGGTCGGACCCTTATGGAATGTTGACGAATCCAGAAGGTCATGTGAAAGCCTGCAAGATTGCAGCCGAACAAAGGTTAAAGGATAAAGAAAATGAAAATAACGGTAGCGGAAGCGGCGAAAATGCTGAAGGTATCAGAGCCACAAGTAAGGTACTGGATTAAAAAAGGGATGCTCCCGGGGTTGTACTTAAAGAGGGACGGCTGCCGGGTCGGCAGATACCTGATTTATAAAGAACAGATTGAGAGGTTTATCAATGGCAAGTAGGGAACATTCGCCAAAGGAATGCTATGATAAAAGACCGTGCTTTGCAAGGAATGAAGAAGGGAAATGTAAAATCCTTAAATCGTCATACAATGACAAGCCATGCCCGTTTTGCAAACCGGAAAAAGATGTTACAGACGGGGTTAAATATCCATATAACCCCGAAAGATGCAAACCTTAAAAGGCCCCGGAAGAGACCCGGAGCCAGTAACAAAACAGCCTGCGAAAGCTGAAAAGGGGGAATCATCCCCAAAGTCAGTATAACACAGGCCCATTCAAAAAGAAAGGGGTTTAATCATGGAAGACGTAAGGGAATACACAGACGTAATGGTAATATCAAAAATCGAGTATGAACATTTAATCCGGCAGTCCGAACGTATCCGGATATTGGAGCGGATGCTTGCAGACTCCAAAGAAAGATACATTGATGATGATTTTGTCCGGCAGGTTCTTAACCAGCCGCTGAGGGATAAGGATTGAAAAGAGGTGATTTGAATGGCGAACACTATTGGATTGATGGGAGAATCCGGTTCCGGCAAGACAACAAGCCTCGAAGGACTCGACCCGAAGACCACATTTATTATAAATGCGGACAAAAAAAGACTCCCATTTCGTAAAGAAATCAGGGAGAAATACACCAAAGAAAACTGCAATTATTTTGTCACAGATGACCAGAACATGGTGCTTTATTTGCTCAAAAAAATCAATGAACAAGACAATATGAAGCACATAAAAGTGGTCGTTATCGACACAATTAACGGCATTATGGTAGCCGATGAAGCCCGGAGAAGAAAGGAAAAAAACTATGATAAATGGGCAGATTTGGCGTGGAGTATCTACGGAATTATTGATTATTGTCTTGAAATGCGGGACGATTTAACAGTAATTTTAATTGCCCATGTACAGCTTGACCGGGACGATGATGGCTATAAATTCGCCCACATTAAGACATCCGGGAAGAAGCTTGACAAGATTGGAATCGAGACAAAATTGACCTCTGTTTTATACTCCAAAGCGATTCCGGACGGTGAAAACACACGGTATATTTTTGAAACCAGAGCGATGAATTCAACGGCAAAAACGCCACGTGGAGCGTTTGAAAATCTGGAAATTCCAAACGATATTGTAGCAGTGATTAAGAAGTTGGAAGAATATTAAACCATAGAAAGGAATGAAAAAATGTTACCAACCTACAACAAAGAAGCAAGAAGAAAGAGTTTTGAATTACTGCCAAAGGGGGCATATGTTGTCAAAATCAAGAGTGCAAAAGAAGATAGCTGGCCTTCCGGTGATAAGGTAATCCGCATTGCTTTTGACATTGCAGAGGGCAAATATAAAGACTTCTACCAGAAAGCATTTGATTCCAATAAGAACGAGGATAAGAAGTGGCCCTATGACGCTGTTTATAGTCTTTCGGTTCCGTCTGACGGTTGCAAAGATTATGTCTGGACGAATTGGAATACCTTCTTTGCCGACCTTGAAGACAGTAACAATGGATTCGTTTTTGACGGTGATATTAAGAAGCTGAACGGTAAATTGATAGGTGGAAAATTCAGAAATGTTCAGAGCGAACACAATGGAAATGTATATGATCATACCCGCCTTGAATGGACTTGTGTAGCTGAAGACGTGCGGTCAGGAAACCCCGGAAAGATGCCGAACGACAAGCTTATTTCTTCCAACAAATCAGAGTCAGAGGCAATCAAAACAGACCCGGACGGCTTTATGGAAATCCCCGACAATGTTGAGGAAACGATTCCATTTTGACGAATTTCGAAGTGCAGGAAATTCTTGATTCCTTCCAAATAATCGTAGACAACCGGGAACATAAAACCCCGAAAGCGTTTGAAAGATATAAGACTTTCGGGGTTCCGTACAAATTCGCAACATTGAGTTATGGTGATTACTGTGCAGATGCGATACTTCCAGATGGTCGGCACATTGTCGACGCTTCCAAAACAATAAATCCTGTTTGTGTAGTTGAAAGGAAAATGAACCTTGATGAACTGGCAGGTTGCTTTGGAAATGGTCGGGAGCGGTTTGAGCGTGAATTTCTCCGGGGGACTGCTGCCGGGGCAAGAATGTTTCTACTCGTTGAGGGGGCAACGTGGGAAGCTATTTACATGCACCGATACAAAAGCAAAATGAACGTGAATTCTTTTATATCATCCATTTCAGCATGGACGGTCAGATATAACATGATTCCAATATTCTGCAAGGCAGATACATCCGGGAAGGTAATTAAGGAATTTCTATACAGAGACTTGAAAGAGAGGTTGCAGCGGGGTGAGTACGGATAAAGGCTATGTAAAACTATATAGGGACATCCGTGACCATTGGCTGTGGGCGTACAAACCATTTGACGAAAGAAGTGCTTTTATAGATTTGCTTATGTCAGCGAATCATACAAAGAATATGATTCTGTTTGATAACAAACCAATGTCGATTGAAAGGGGGCAGTTATTAACCAGCTTCCAGGTATTAGCCGACAGATGGGGTTGGAGCCGTGGGAAAGTAAGGCGGTACATGGATTTGCTCCAAAAAGAAAAAATGATTGACAAAGTCCGACACAGTAACGGAACACTTGTAACCATTGTAAATTATGGGGTTTATCAAGATTCACAGCACACCAAACAGCACACCTACGACACACCCACGACACACCCACGGCCAACGGTCGGACACAAACAAGGAATTATAGAAGATACTATAGAAGACATTAAGAAAAAAAAGAATGACGCTTCTTACGAAGCACCACCACCACCGGACAAGGTTGGAAATCCATGGGACGAGGAGGGCTGGCATTGAAAAAAGGAATTTACGAATTCAAAGTTGAAGACGCTGAACGGTTCGCACACCAACATGGAATAATGGTAAAGCGTCAGAATGGTGAATTGCATTTTCGGAAATGTCCATATTGCGGACACAGTACGGATGACAAAAACACTTTTGCCATCAATCTGGAAACAGGTCAGTTTAAATGTCTCCGGGCTTCCTGCGGTGCGCATGGGAATATGCTGACGCTTTCAAGGGATTTCGATTTTTCACTGGGACGGGATGTAGATGAATACTACAGCGGAAAAAAGAGATTCAAACGGATACATAGAAGCGGTTATCCGGTTCCAACACCTTCAGCCATTGCTTATTTGGAAGGGCGTGGAATCAGTCGCAAGGTAATTGAACGGTATCACATTACTACCCAGACAAAGAACGATAATGTTTTGGTGTTTCCCTTTTATGACGAAAACAACATCTTGCAGTTTGCCAAATATCGCAAGACGGATTTCGACAAGACGAAAGACAAGAGTAAAGAGTGGTGTGAGTCAGGATGCAAGCCTATCTTGTTTGGAATGGATAATTGCAACCCGGAAAACAAAACCTTGATTATGACGGAAGGACAGATCGACAGCCTGTCTGTTACGGAAGCCGGCATAGAAAACGCCGTATCCGTCCCGACAGGTGCAAAGGGTTTTACATGGGTTCCGTATTGTTGGGACTTCCTCTGCAAGTTTGATACCTTGATTGTGTTTGGAGATTATGAAAACGACAAAATTACATTGTTGGAAGAGATGCAGTCAAGATTTCACGGAACTGTTAAACACGTCCGGGAACAGGATTACAAGGGCTGCAAGGACGCAAACGACATTTTGCGGAAGTTTGGAGTGGATGCGATCCGGGAAGCGGTAAAGAATGCCGAACCAGTCAAGAATCCCCGAATCATAAAGGTTGTGGACGTGAAGCGTCTGAACATTTCTGATATGGAAAGATTCAGCACTGGAATCGGGGAGCTTGACCGGACGATTGGCGGCTTCTATCTGGGCCAGCTTGCGATTATGACAGGCAAGCGAGGTTTAGGGAAATCCACCGTAACCTCACAGTTTGGCGTATACGCTATAAAGGCCGGATACAACGTTTTCTTTTATTCCGGGGAATTAATCGCCGGAATGTTTAAAGAGTGGTTTGAGCGGCAAATAGCGGGGAATAGGTGGATAAATAGCCGTTACGATGAATACCGCAAGAAACAGTATAGCATAAAAGCGGAAAATGTGAAAGACATTGAATCATGGTACGGTGAACACGCCTATTTCTATGATAACAGCGCAGTCCTCGACACGGAAACAACAGAAAACGAGACTTTGTTGGAAACCATGACAACGGCGGCAATGCAGTATAACTGCAAGGTGTTTTTTATTGATAATCTTATGACCGCCATGGATGACAACATATCAAGCGACA